TATATATTAAGTGCGTCTCCAATATTTACTAATTTACTCATAGAATTATATAATTTTTTATCCATTATTATAAAAATAGATATAAAATTTCAAATCATAAGTCTATTTCAAATTTCTCTAAAAAAGTGTCTATTGCTTATCTTAAAATATGGTATTATTATATTTGAAATAAGAATATATATTATTTCTATTTAAAAAGAATTTTATAATATAAGAAAAAAAAATGCTAAGAATTATTTTAACTACATTATATACATTTCGTATTAAACAGAAGCCATTTTTACTTGGACGATGGAAGCTTAAATATGATGAACATCATGTAAATACATGCGTTCTTTGGGCAAATCAAGATAATTGTGGATGTAGCGGAAATATTGAATTATCTAAATCTGATGAAAAATTGGAAGATGATTTTTATTTACTATATATTATATAAATTTAATATAAATGTTTCATAAAGTAGAATAATTTACATTTTTAACATTTTTCATTTTTGATAATAAGTTTGGTAATGTTTTACCTGTTTTTTTATTTTTTTCATCAAAACCAAAAATATGGATTCCAATAACAATTGATTGCGATATTCTAGTATAAAAAATATATTTTTATAATATATAAAAATGGATATAAGAAATAAAAAATTGCTAGATTCTATTATTGAATATTTAAATCCTAGATTCAATAAAATAGAAAATGAAATTTCTTCTTTAAAATCCGATGTTGCAACAATAAATAAATATATTTCAACCGAAAGTAAAGTAAAAGAAATTACTGCAAATAAATTAGTTGAAGATTTTTTCAATACACATAATACATATTATAAAAAAATAAGTCTAAAATATTTTTTTAATCGTAAAGGAAAAGAAATAACCGAATTAGATGGGTGCTATGTTATTCATCCAAAAGATTATCACTCAGAAAAATCATTTAGTAATATTTTAAATCGAAAATATAATCGTATTACAAATGAAAAAGCAGTTGCAAATATGCTAAAAATAAATAAAACAGATGCTACATCTTATACTCCCACAAGTAAACTCATTATTGTAGAATGTAAAAATTTATTCAATAAATATATGGTTGATAAAAAAATATTGCAACTTATAGAAATTCATAAAATTCTAGAAGAATGTGAAGTAAAACGAGATGGTGATTCAAAAATATATACTCAGATGATAAAACAAGAAAAAGTAGATAAATTACCAAAAGAATTATATATTATTCTTATAGGACACGTAAGCCAGATTGTATTTCAGTATATCCAAAAATGTAATTCTGGAATAAAAAAAGATGAATATGATATGTATGAAATACAGGAAATGAGAGATTCTGTTGAATTTAAAGAATTATCTAAAAGAATACCAAATTTTACTAAAAAATGTAAAAATACGGAAATGATAGATTATTTCATAGATAAATATCCAAGCGAAGAATTACTGAAAAAACTAAAAAGTAATACTAAATCATATGAAGAAATGCAGGAGTCACTTGAATTTATAAAAGGTAAAATTGGATATTTATTTTATGACAGATCAGAAGTTTATTTTTAATATTCTCAGTTAAAATATAAAATGTATTTCTACATTTACACCGCTAAAGATTAAAAATGAGATAAAACTATTTAATTCTGATTGTAAATTAGTAAATATTGGAGAAGCGTTTAATATATATTTTACTTATAAAAAATTTAAGTATCATCTTTATTACAATAGGTATCTTTAATAAAATATGTTAATCATCAGTCTATCCCCAATTTCTCGAAAAAAGTGTCCATTATAAGGGATATTCTTTTTGATTGATTTTGTCAAACATTTATCACTGACTCCCAAAATATTGCAGCAATAATATTTACACAAAAATATATGAATTAGGTTTTCATTTTCGTCATATTGCCCGATTCCATTTCTATATAATACTGGATATCCATTATTAGATGCTTCAAAACTAGTCCGCAATTCTTCACTACAATTATCATACAATTTATAATAATGTCCCTTTGTTATGGTGAATTTTTTGACTGGATTATCTAATGCACTAGTTGATTCATAATTATTCAGTTGAGCCGCAGTTTTCCTATCAATATATACAGCCAATATTTCTGATTTTTCTTGATTAAGTTTTGCTATGTATCCAATATTTTTCTGAATGGATTGTCTTGTTGGAACTATATTATGAACAATCGATGGATCTAGACTTCTATCAACAAATAACCAGCGATAATTGCAATATACTCGGTTTTCAACGATGGCTTTATTCAATGAAGGTCGCTTAATATTGGAATTTTCGCGCATTACTTCGGCAACATTTTCATATACTTTTATTAGCTCAAGAGTTTCAGGATTAATTTTTTGAAGGCGTGGACCCAAATTCACGAGAGGTTCATTAAATGCAGTTGTTATTTTTGCCTGTGGTCGATTAATTTTCTCGAGTATTTCTTTATTCATTTTTTCAACCGAATCAATCTTATTGGATAATTGTTTGACAGCTTTTAAAAGTTCTTTAACGAAAATATTTTCATTATTTGTCTCTTTCATTTCAAGCATCATCTTCAAATTTTCATTCTCGAGCTGCAAATCACCATTATGACTATTGAAATACTTTAAATTATTGTTAATTATATTCAATAGCATTTTATAGGATAAATCTTTGCCAATCAAAAAAAGTTCATTTTCATTCTCATGATTGGCAAGATTTGTAACTTTATTCAGACGAACATTTTCATGGTTATGAATAAAAGATTCGAAATCTTTACTATGAGTAACTGCAAAACAATCCAATAAAAGACATTCTTCATATTTGTGCTTATGCTCGGCATATCGACCTGTAATTCCTCTGCGACTTTCACCTAATTTTATGACATATCTTCCACTTTCAAGAGTTTTGACACGAATAATATATACAAGTGGTCCTGATGTGGCATATTCATCTAATAATATTTTTTCTCTATCCAAAACTTTTTGTTTTAATAATTTAGCTTCATATTCTTTCTGCTTCTTATCTTCAATTTGCAGCAATTGGGTTTTCAATTCAGAGGTTTCTTCTTCAAGTATTTCATATAATATTTCTTCCAATTTGATAAAATAATCATGGATTTCATCTGCTCTTTTTGTTCCTGCTTTCAAACATAATTTCTTGAATGTTATGATATTCAACATAATTTTTTCTTTATTATGACCTCCTCTCGATTTTTTTGATTTTTCATCATTCGAAATATTATCTTCTTTTTCTTCTTCAATTTCCATAATATTTTCTGAATCAAATGATTGCTGTTGAAGCTTTGGCAGCATACATCTATAATCTTTCTCAATTTTGAAATTTTTTTCTAAATTAAATTTTGCATTTCCTTTAGTTGTAAAACCAAGCCATTTCCAAATATCATCTACATCAATAACAAAGTCATTTACTTTATCATATTTCAGATAACAATAAAAACTTGATAAGAACATTTGCTGTTCATAATCAGAAAAGTTGGTTTGCAGTTTTTCAATCAATTTTGATTGATAGGTTTGATTGAATCTAGCAATCGGGTTGCTTTCAATCAGGCGGACAATATCTACGCTCATACTCGTAATAAGCTAGATTTCTTTAAATTACTTTTTGCTTATATAAAAATTATTAAAAATTAAAATCAATTTTTTATTTTAATAAAAATTATAAAATTAATTTTTATTTATTTTTTAAAAAATTATCAGAATTTATAAATAATATATTTGCTACCGAAGTTTCAGTAACAAATATATTATAAATAATAAATTATTGCAAATAATATATTTTCAGAAAATTGAAATTATTAATATTCATCATATTTTATCTGTATTAATTTTGCTCACGAAGCTTCAGCAGCAAACATATTGATAAATTATTTTATAAAATAATCTAATTTTCACAATAAAATTATAAATATTATTACTGATAATTTAACTATAAGTTTATAATATTATATATAATTTTTTTCAACAGAACTTATTTTTTAAATAATTTTATAAATTTTATATCAGTTTTTATGATATATAATCTTGCTCGCGAAGCTTCGCGAGCAAGATTATTGATGAATACTTTTTTATTTTACCCTATTTTTTCAAAAAATATGGAAATTACGAATATTGCTGTTCATTTACCATAATTATTTAAAATAATATTTAAAACAAAATTTATCAGAATGTATTTTTTAAAGAAAATTAAAATTTTTATATTAGTAATATTGATATATAAACTTGCTCCTCCGCATGGAGGAGCAAGTTTATTGATGAATCCTTTTCTATTTTACCCTATTTTTTCAAAAAAATATGGAAATTATTAATATTTATGGTCATTTATCAATATTTTTTATATTATCATTATGTATTTTTTTCATCAGTCTATAATTTTTAAATAATTTTATAAAATATATATCAGTATTTATGATAAATATGTTTGCTTATGAACGTTCATAAGCAAACATATTGATGAATTATTATAAATTTTACCCTATTTTTGTAAAAAATATGGAAATTATGAATATTAATGGTCATTTATCAATAAATTATAAAATTTATAATAAATTCCAGTATAAAAATATAAAAAATATGCATTTTTTATATTTAAAATTTTCATCAGTATTAACTGTTTAATTGCTATAGGCGAGACCGCCCATACCGCTCATCACGCGAAGCACATTGTAGTTGGTGGCATACACGCGGATCTTTGATGAAATAGAGGTCTTTGGAGTAACCTGGAGCTGAAGAGTAGCATTATCAATACGAGAGAAGTTGCACGTGCCCGAGGGTTGGTGCTGTTCGGGTTGAAGAGCGAAGGAATACACGTTGATACCAGTGGCGGGGATGTTGGTGTGGCACTGGTAGGGCTGGACAAGGTTGAAGTAAGATCCAAGACGCTCGGAGAAACGATCGTGACCGTTGAGCTGAAGCTTGGCACGAACAACGGGGTTACGACCGGCGCGCTGGGGAGCGAGACCGGCGTGGTCAGCACCACCGGCAGCCTCGTTGTAATCGGAGAAGTTGACAGGGGCGTTGTTGTTGGTTCCTGCACCACCACCCTGGGGAAGCTGGCTGACACCGACTTCTGGGGTAGTCTGCCAAGCCTCACCCTGGGGACCGTAGATCTTGTCGACGAGCTGGGCAGGGAAGCTGACAGCGGAGTAACCGGACTCAACGTTGGTACGAAGAGCGGCATATGGGTCAAGGAGACCGTTGGACTGAATCTTGCCGTGAGTATCGTTGTCGAAGTCATCGGTGTAGTTGTTCCACTGGTTCATTCCGAGCTGGATAACGGAGTCACGCTGAATAACCCAAATGAGTTCCTTAACGGGGTGATTGAAGTTCAATTTGACTTTTATATTCTGAGAAGTTATCGACTCATCGCCCGTGAATTGGAGTTGCTCTATAAGATACTCATGAGAAACTTGCGCGAAACGCCTACGCTCATCAGTGTCGAGGTAAATGTAATCGACATAGAGAGAAGCAGCCTCAAGAGAGGGAACGCAGAAGAGAGAATCGGACTTGGAGTCGATGTTGATTCCGCAGTTTCCGAGGGAATCGGCAGTGACGTAGCACTCGTTCTTCTGTCTGAACTCAAGAATAACTTTGACCTCGTGGTATTGCACCTTAAATACCCCACCTTTCGGTGTATTTACATACAGAAGCCGAGGTTTAATACCTCTGTATGTTTTCGGGAGTGGACTATATCTTAAGCCTTTTATAAATAAAAAACCCATTACCATTTAGTCTCTGAACCTTTCCCATAGTTTTATAAACCTTAGGGACTTGGCTGCTGATTGCCCATTTCAAAACACATTGTGTTTATCATTCGATTGCACTTTTACCATACCTGAGTTTTTTCTCAGCCAGGATAAACTTTCATTTATCCTTTGGTAGCAATTTGTTTCTGTTTTTTGCATGATGTTAAATCTATGAAGTGATATTATTGAATTAAAATAATAGTGTAGATGAAGATTATAATATTTTGTTCTATTCTCTTTTTTATAAAGAGGTTGGAGATTTGTCCAATTAAAACAAATATTTGTATCTTCTTCAATTATCGCGTTAAATTTACATATAGGTATAATATGGTCTAATTCCCATACTTTTCCAAAGTTTTCCCAATTCATATCTTTTTCAAATTGAAATTCAATCCATTTTTTAAATGTTTCAAAATCACAATTCAATTTTTTTATATAAGAAGATTTTAGACCTTTTAAAAGTTTATGAATTTTACTTCTTAAAACTTCTTTTATTTGAAAATCTTTATTAGATTTTCTTTTTTCTTGGATCTTTTTCTTTTTAATTGGGAGATATTCTTTGTTTTTCATTTTTATATGTTCTTTATTTAATTCACGATATTTTTTTCTTTGAAGATCTATTTCTTCTTTTTTATCTACACGATATTGTTTATTCTTTATAAGTAATTCTTCTTTATTACTCTCATAATATTCTTTTTGTTTTTTTGAGGTATGTTCTTTATTCTGTATTCTTTCTTTTTTTCTACAATCTTTACAAACATAATGCAACCCATCTTTATTAGTTTTACATTTGTTAAATGATTCTAGATCTTTTTCAATTTTACAAGTTGAACACGTTTTCATTTTTATACCTTTTATAACACTTCTATTTTTTAAATCATTTTTTTTCAGAAACAATTTTTCGACTTTAGGGGTTTCCAGCAATTTGGAAATGTCGCACGAATTATCGCACTAACACCTGCGGTAGTTTTATGTTAGAACCGCTAACCTATTTTCCCTTTCTTTATTCTAAATTTCAGAAAGGAGTGGTGTTTTTCAGCCCAGCATTTTAGGCAATCAGAGGGAGAGACAGACCGGGGTTCCTGCAGAACCAGAACTGAAAGGGAACATAGAGAGTAGTTGCCTCAGCCTTCTCGAGGGCAGTACCAGTAAGAGCGAAGGTATTGCCGACCATATTATCATAACCTATCTGGTGTCCGGGCTCTTGGGTAAGCTCGTTCCAGATATTCAGCCAATCACCGTAATGTTTGTCGCATAGATGATTGAATATTATACCTTTGGTTTCCCAAAGGATTAGACTATATCTTAAGCCTTTTATAAATAAAAGACCCATTACCATTTAGTCGTTGAACCTTCCCCATTTTCTATTATTAGAGGTTAGGGGCTTGGCTGCGGATTGCCCATTTCAGAAGATTTTTAAAAATTTCTTCATCCGTGGAATTTTTACCATACCGGAGTTCTACTCTCCGCCACATACTACTTTCGAGGTATGCTTGGTATCCTGGAACGGTTTTAGGGGGTTCCCGCAATTTGGCAATGTTGCACAGTTGTTACCAACTATACTAACGTGTGTAAATCCTTTTTTTGGCAGTGGTCTATTGCCAGGAAGACGATTACTAAAGGGTTTTGTGTTTAGGATTCTTCGTCTTAGAACCGAAACCCTCACGTTTTTCAGCACCGACAGTTAATGCGCTGACCACCGATCTCGATCTCGACGTTGCGGATAAGAATGTGTCCGATGTAGTTGACCCAACGAAAGCAGAAAGATTTATCAGCAGTGGTAGCGGTGGGGCACTCAACAAGGGGAAGAGTAACCTGAAGGTAAACACGGTTAATAAGATCACCATTACGAGAAATGGTGCAAGTAACACGCTTGCCGAAGTCGGCAGTTCCGTTAAAAGTTTGCTCAATGGATTCAATAGAGAAGTTAGTGTGACGGCGGTAAACAACCTTAAAGAAAGTAATTTGGGGATTTCCAGTTAGGTAGACATCCTGTGCGCCATAGGCGACGAGTTGCATAAGTCCTCCAGACATTTATATTCTTAACTAAGAAAAAAATTTTTTCAGAAACGCATTTAATTTCTGAAAAAATAAATAACTCTAAAGCTTTAAATATTGGGAAAGATTGTTAAAGCTATTTTTGAAATATTTTTAACAGTCACATTTTTAAAAAATAGCCTATTCACTCTTTTCTATGCTTTCTTTTCGCACCAATTTTTTAATGTATTCATTTTGCTCAGTTTCACCAAATTTCATATACTTCCGAATTTTCGCCTCATTCTTAATAATTTTTAAAAAAACGCGGAAATAATCCCCCAATATTTTCAGCAAAACCTCATTCCAATATGTATCATCCTTTTCCACGTGGTTAATCTTCATTGTCCCCCCGCTATTCTGTAAAAACTCCACCAATTCCGCCTTAGGCAATCCATATACATGCAAATATGTCTGCACTTGTAGCCATTCGTATTCCCGGACTTCATCGAATAATTTATAAATTCGATTCTTTATTTCAATCACTGTGCCGTCCATTTTCATTCCATCTAATTTACTAATGACCCACAACTCGGTGCTATCTATTGTAAGAATTTTCTTACTGCGCTGATCTATTTTAGTAATTACTTCCACGCCATATTTCTCTTTATAAAAATCTATTGCATTAATTTCCCGGATTGTCCCGAATCTTTTGTTCGTATATCCTTCCACTATTTTGCGAACCTCTTTTTTGTCTTCTTCCGCCAATCCGCTGGATGTCTCCAATGTTTTTATTAAAACTTCGCGGTCTTTCTGCATCATTTCGGGAGAATTACTATTATTGCATATTGTGTCTATCTGGTTCAATAATTTCTTATTCTCTATTTTCTCCCCAATTTTATGTATCTTTTCACTATCTCCAATGGTTTTTCCAACATTATAGTATTTTTCGTAGAGAGAATTGAATATACGACTAGCCGGAATATGTGGATTCTTTCCAATAAATGCTGCAAGATTGCTACTGTATAAAAATATTTTTTGACTCATTTGTATTTTATATTATTTTATATTTAAGTTAAATATAAAAAAATCTAAATTATATTATGGTTAATAATTCATCTAAAAGCTGCTTTATAAAAAAACTTAAATGTCGCCAAGAAGTAAAATATTCTGGCGTTACATTAAATAATGATTCATATTTACCTGGGTCAAAAATAATGAATGATTGCACAATTGGAAAATATCAAGAATTTGAAGTCGATTTTCCTCCAACAACTGCAAATCAAGCTTCTTTTAGTGGTGTTTGTGACAAAGAATTTGTTTATTGGGCATGGGAAGTAGGCTCTAAAGAATTGGAAAGTTACCTAAAATCTGGCACAAATTGGGAAGGATGGGGTATTTATTTCAATCTACTCAATTCCAATGAAATGATTCTCATAAAACAATCCAGGGAAACTGGAAAAATAGTACTTGCTAAAAGATTAGGTGATATTACTGGAATTCCAACAACTAATCCTGAAAAATATGAAACGACTGGTGATGATATATGTAGAGGACCATTTGCATTATATAATAATCATTTATATACATGCGGACAAGGAGAAAGATACCCATCAATCTTAAAAATAAGATGCGATGATTTCAAATTAGTGTGGAGAACTGTAGTTACTGAAGGTAACGAATATATTGATATTCCTGGACAACCATCATTGTCAGTTGCAGGTTTATTGATGAGACAAATTATTGTTATTCCTCCAAATAAACATAGAAAATTTCCACTTGTTATTGCAAGTTCTGTATCGGCATTATCTTACTGCACGATTTCAACTGATACCTTATTTAAATTATTCA